CCTGTTCCAACTTTTACACTCCCTTCCGGCAGCTCTAAGAGCGAACCGACAAAATCGACAAGCTCCTGTGTCGGAGCCAGCGTTCCTGTTGCAATCATCTGAGAAATAGAGTTGATAAGCGCGATGGGGTCTTTGCCAAACATGACGGTCGCGAAGAGCTTTGGGTACTCGACTTGCGGCCCAAAATTGACAAGAATCATTGGTTTGATAACCTGATTCTCGATGACCTCTTTCATGTACTTCGCTATGGACGAAATACGCAGGAACATTGCGGTCATGAGGACGTCGTACCCGCCAGATGTCTGTGAACCCATGTTGAAGATGTTCTGCGACTGCGAACCATAGATGCCCTCCTTCAAGTAATGAAGGAAACTGTCTGCATCTGGTATCTGACCGTCCACGCCCTGAAAGCGGAACTCCGTCTTGCCCTTTTCGATGAAATACTTGATGTGTCCGTCCGCGACGCGCCCGAGGTTTGCTCCGGTCTTTGCTTCTTCATTTGGAGAGATGTTCTCGGGAACCTTCACAACAGGGATTCCTAGTCCGTTCTTAGACACAGCAATCGACTTCGCTTCCTCCGTCTGCTGTTTCAGGACGTAATCCTTGTACAGCGGGCGCAGGATAGACATCCCATACGGACTGTCGTTCTTCTGTTTGTTGACAAACACGACGAGTTTCTCGAGAGGAATGTCCACACTCTCACCAGAACCCGTTGTCTGCCGGATGCCAGTAACCTGCCACGTCTTCTGGTCGAAGATAAATTCCTGTATCGTCTCGGGAACACGCGGTTCGAGTCCGACGATGCACCACTGCCCGTCGATGAGTTGCCAAATCTTCTCGAACGCATAGAACCCATAGTCGAGATGAAACAGGGCAGAGTTGAGAAAGGAATACCATCTGTTCTTGTTGAACAGACAGTCTTCTATGAAGGCGCGCTGTGTCTCATCATTTCCTAATACACGCCAGTTGGTCGTCGTAATGGGGTCTTTGAGTGAATTGAGGAATCCGGTGATTGACGAATCCCTGCTGCTCATCTCATTGACGAGGGTAATAGAAGTTGGGAAAATCCATTTGGAGTTCGACTCAACCGGGTTGTTTGCGTCAACAGCGCCGATGAGGGAGCCCTTCGGCTTCGGTATCTTCGCCTTTGTTGCGACCGCCTGTGACGCGGTCGTCCCCGGGATAAACGAGGTAGAACCCCCTGTTACTTTCTTCGGTGTCTTCGTGCTAGGGGTTGTCGCCATTACCACTCTCCAATTTCTTGTTCAAACAAAAAGTTAAAAGCAAGAGCATTGATTTTTTCCATGTTCTTGCCTGTTTTGACCATTTTTTACCACTCGCCGTAACTATGCTCTATCGTAATATCGTCATGTCGTACTAACGGTATTCCGACATTGAAATCTTCTGCTGTTCGAGTATCAATGATGATGATGATTTTCGAGTTGTCTGGTATTTCGATACCGCAGTATCCGTAACGCAAAGCGTCACAGGAATCGTCGTTCTCCTTGAACACCTTGTCCCCTATCCAGTGGTACCCCTTCTTTTCTTCCAAGAAGCGAGGGGCGTTGCAAATCTTGAGTTTGTCCGTGCGGAAGCCGTCATCAACCTTGCCGATGCCGACAGGCACGTCGTTCATTGCCTTCTCGACTCTGATGCGGGGATTGAACTGCATCATCTCTGCGATGATGCCGGGGGCTGAGGGGTCGGCGAAGATGCGCGGCCATCCATATTTTGCTGACAGCCGTTCGGCTTCTTCAGAAACCCGAAGTGGCGTTGCGCTGTATAACATGACTTCTTCGAGTTGGTAGACTACACCCTCGCGTTCCCCGAGGACTTGAAATGAAGAAGGGTGAGTGTATCCCCAGTCGAAACCTATAGCGACGTGTTCGACGTAGGAAGGTGCTGCTGCGACTATCTCGACATCGAGTTCCTTGTAGACCTGACCCTCGTAGGAGATGAACTCAGCATCGAGTTCCTGTCGCCTGCGTTTCTCGTCGGGAATAGCAGCGATGATTTTGTCGAGCATCTCTTGGTTTCGGTATTGGTTCATATCCGAATGCCAAGAGTAGGCGACGTATTGCGCGTCGTCTATGGTTCCGTTCTCTACCGCCGTTTTCCACGGAAGGAAGAGTTGGTAGTACGCCCAGTTGAACCCCTTTGGCGTCGACGCTATCCAAATGCGCCCGCCCTGTTGGAGTCCGAGCAAGATATTCTGAAAGACATCGCCCGTCTCAAGGTAGGCCGCTTCGTCAATAAACGCCCAGTTAGGATGGAGTCCCCTGACTGCATCGGGTTTGAACCCGGAACGCAGATGGATGACGGAGCCGTTCGTAAAGACGATGGTGTGCTTGGTGAACTTCTTGACAAGACTGTAGTCAAGATATTGTTGAAAGAGTGGAACAAGGTCTCCCTCGAGCAACTCCTTCGTAGGAGAGACGCATAAACCGATATTAGGAGCCGGAATACCCGGAATTCCTACGGTTGCCGCCCTGATTGCTTCGTTGACACCCGCCATTGACTTGCCCGAGTGACGACCACCGAACGCTGAACGCACAAAAGCAAGGCTCTTGTGAAAGGAGACCTGATACCACTGAGGCTTGTAGACTAACTGCGACGCCATCAGGGTTCTTCCTTGGCAACACCCTCGGTTTTCTCGACGCCTTCACCCTCGACGACTTCATCGGGGGTGCTGTCAAGGGTCTTCGCCCATCTCATAGTGTCGACTTCCTGTACGGATGATGATTCAGATGAAGACGTTGCGGCTAGCGGTGTCTTGATGACCTCGGCTGCTATCTTGGCAATCTTGAGTCCGAGTTCGACTGCACCCGCCTGATACTGTGCGCGGATGACATCGGACAGCGTAAGGTCTTTAACCTTTGCCTTATAGCCCTCGAACACCTCCATGAGATACGTCTGTATCGCAAAGATGTTCTTGGATGACTGATACTTGATGATTTTGACTTCTGTTGGCAGTTGAGCATAATGGCGCTTCTGCATGGCGGTAATGGTCACATACGAGACCGAGACGCCAAACTGCTTCTGAATGAAGGCAGCAGTCTCCCGGGAACTATGATTTGCGGCGTAATCGAGGACTACGGCCTTCCCTTGAGCATCAAATTTCTCGATGAATGTTTTCTTCATGTCCAATCCTCAGTCAACCATGCAAAGGCTTTGGCATTGATTTCTGCCATGCCCTTGCCAGTCCAGACGTTGTGCGAAATGCTACGATGCAACCATTTGGGAATGTAAATGACGTATACCTTATTGAAGTGATGCGCTTCACAACCCTCAAATGGTTCATTGATTGCAATGAAACCAAGGACACGACGTTTGGCATTGTGTTTCCTTCTTGTTTTCTTAACTTTTTCGGGGTTCTTTTTCTGCCATTCTTCAATACAGGTTTTTGCTTTCTCAGGGTTCTCAATATGCCATCTCGAAGAGAAACCCCTTGCTTTCCCGGGGTCTGCGGCGTATCTCATTCTCCCGCGACTTTTTAACTTCTCCGAGTTAGCAGCATAATACTCCCTGTCGTAATGCCTCGCATTTTCAGGGTCTTCAACGCGTTTTGTTCTACCGAAAACCCGCGCATACTCTCTGTTGGCTTCACGCCAAATTCTATTGGAAATGTTTTTCGCCACTTTTGCTACAATCGAACGGCATTCATGACAATTTTCCTGATGGCCGCCCGTTGGCGAAAATTCCTTTTTACAGTTTTTGCAAATCTTTGTCTTGAAAACCTTCTCCATATTTTCATCCTTCTAGTCAAGGGTTGGCCGAGAATAGGACTAGCTATTCCCGGCCATGTTTCACTTAAAACTCCCTGAAGAGACGCCGGGAAAACCGGAGGGTCTTCCCGATGGCGTCATAACCCCGAATAGGGGCAGAGCCCTAGACATTAAGGGCTATACTGCTGTGAATGTGACGAGTGCGTCCTTCGGATAGTACGCCGTAGACGAGGTGTTGATGGAATACAGAAATGGTTTGGAGTTTTCCGTGATGGGTTCATCGGGGAGAGCGTTCGCTCTCGCTATTTCCTCGATTGTCTGCCTCACAAGGAAGAGGATATTCGCGGCTCTGTCCATGCAGTCGCGGCTTTCGTTGTCCTTTCCTACTGCAGCATACCTGACTGCCCGGTTAATATCGACTGCGACGTTTTTGAGTGCGTCTAGAATCTCCTGTTTTGCTAAAATTGAGTGAGTTTCCATTTTTTGTTTTCTCTCCCTTATACGTGAACGATATCCTGAAGATAGTCAATGAGTTTCTGCAAAATGTCGGGATGGTCGTGAACGTGACCCAGTGCAAGATTGCAATCACGGCAAAGAAGTCCGCGAACTCTTCCCGTAAGGTGGTCGTGGTCAACAACTAATTTGGTGGACTTTCCACAAACTGCACACTTTCCGTCTTGAGAGATTGAACGTTCTTTGTATAGTTCTTCGGTGAATCCGTATTTCTTAAAACGATGGCTATAACTTCGACTATTTATCTTAAGGTGTCGACATTCCAGACACCACCGTTGATTCCCATTTGTCTGTTGGTATTCCGCGCCGCATCCCAAACAGATTCCTGTTTTTTTAGGGCGGGGGAGATAACTATTACGATGGGATAGATTCCTATTCCTTTTATCTTCTGGCTCACGGCATGAAGCTGAGCAGTATTTCTGGTTGTTTCCTGCCGGGAAATATTCCTCGTGACATCCCCGACAAATCCTCTTAGCGAACGTTCCCTTGTGTCTCATACTCAACCTTTCTCAACCGTTTACGACGATGGCGACTCATGGTTGAGTCTGGTTTCACTTTCTTCCGTCGAAAAAAGCTAGTCGCCATCGAATGAAACTCACGTTTTTTCTATAAATCTGATAAGTTTTTCTCCCTTTTTCCCATTATTTGAGCCGCTAAAGGCTCATTTTGATAAGAACCAAGCCGGTTTTTACCAAAATCAACCAAAAGGCTCATATTCCAGTAGTTTTAAGGTATTAGAATGCCCTCACCTCCTTGTGGTGCCTCGTTACGCATTAGTCCTGCAGAAATGCCGGGTTGCGAAGTTCAGGGCTCTTCAGACCAACTAAACTTCATTGCAATCTGGCAGAATTGATGATTGGCTCCCCCACTACAAATCGGACGTAGATACACAGGTTCAAAGCCTGTAGTCCTGCCCTTAGACGACAGGGGAACATTGGCTGAGGCGGTAGGGTTCGAACCTACACTTTCCCAGTTCAGAGCCGGGAGTGTTGCCGATTACACTACGCCTCAAAAAGAACGGGTGGGGTTTGGGTATGTTACAGCGCGCACCCAACCTATTTCCATGGCGGAAGCTATCCGTGGCAGATTTAGGCATAAACCCCATATGTGGTACTGCTGAAAACCAGCTCTATAGACAAAGGTGGGGCTTTTAGTCCTCGCTTATAACATTTAGCAGAGCAAATTCGCCAAAGAGTTCGATAGCTGCCCGATTGTAAGCCAGAGCAGCATCTGCTTCGATGACGTAGCGCCCAAGGTTGCGACGCGCAGGATTCTTTTCGATTTCAGCTCTCCATTTCCCCTTCACGGCGTCCCAACTTACACCCTTGTACTTCGAGCTGCCGCTCACGTGTTTCTTCATGTTCCACATGTTCTGTGACGTGGTGCAGTTTCTCAGGTTGCCCTTACGATTGTCGAGACGGTCGTGGTTGATGTGGTCGCAGTCGAAATCATCAGGCGTATCCATGATGAAACGAGAAAGGTAAATTTTACGTCCACCCATCCTCGCTTCTGCGTATCCCTTATAGTAACACCAACTGTGTTCGCTGACTCTCTCAAAATCGTCTGTATCTATCGTGGTATAAAAACCTTGAGTAAGTTGAATTTGCATTTTGGAACTCCTTCTATCCAAGGGTTGATGGGGAACAGGGATAGCTGCTCCCCACCATAAGATTCTCTAATCTGATTTCTTGTCTTTTTTCTTTTCCTTTAGCCAAGTCGTGAGGAACTTCGCCCATTCCACGGACATCTTCTCGTCGATTTCGCATCCACACAGAAACTGTCCAACGTGCAGGAGTTCGTGGAAGATGGTTTCACGAGCAAGGTCTTGATTCATCTTTTCTTGGATGAATATCTCGATTTTGCCGTTTCCCCTGATAGGGTTGCGTGTTATCTCTTTCGGGGTAAGGGTTAGTCCTTCGGGGGTCATTGACTCATCTCCCCCGGCTTTTACCCATTCCTCGTGCATCTTTTTCTTTGTGACGCGCTCTACCGTTATGCCGACCATCAGGGTTTGCTCCACATGAGCTCAAAGTCCCCGAACTTATCCTGAACGCGGACTGTATCCCCGATGTTCATCGCCTGAAGAAAAGACTTGCTTACCCGAACCTTACGATGGAGGATGTCTGGCCCATAGCAAATAAGGAGTTGCAGGTAGCAACCTTCATCATCATTATTTGACTGATAGTAGGTGACTTGAGTATCCTCGAGAGTCCAATTCCATGAGGGCATCAGCTTCTTTTCGACTATCGCACGGTACTCGGGATAGGGATGCTTGCGCTTGTAGTCGTGAATCCAAATCACGGCATCAATGAGGATGCCAGTGAGAATTGCCAAACCGAAAAACCAGAAAAACTCTCTCATCCTTTTCTTCTCCCTCTTTCTTTTCAAATGGCGAGCTCGCCCCGATTTGCACAGGGTTCTCCTGTTTTGGGGACAGGGGACTTACTAGATAATCGACATGCTCGTATGGTAGACTAAGAGGGATTCGAACCCTCATTTCCTGCTTGCAGAACAGGAGTTCTCCCATTGATATATGCAAGAGCGAGAGCATTGATTTCTTCCATACCCTGTCCCGTAAAAACATTGTGGGGGATACTGCGATGTAACCATTTTGGGATGTTGATGACGCGTTCTCGGTCGACGTGATGTCCTTCACAACCATTAAAGGGTTGGTTGAGTGGAAAAAATCCGAGAGTGCGACGTTTTGCCCTCCCCTTTCTGTGCGTTAGTTTGTCTTTTTCGGGGTTATCTTTTCGCCAGACCTTACCGTAAGATTTGGCCTTCTCCGTATTTGCGGCGTACCAAACTCTACTGGTAACGTTGGCCTCTTCCGGATGAGTTTCCCTCCAGAGTTTCGCCCGAGACTTGTACCCATCTTTGTCCAACGTGTAATATTCATGTTGTTTGACAGCTATCTTCTCGGCGTTATTGCGACAGTATTTCTTATTGGAGGCTTTTATGTCTTCTCGATGTTCAAGACGATAGAACTGCATGTAAAAAGCCTTTTCTTCCTTAGTCATAGCGCAGATTCCCTCCGATTAGGGTTGGCGGGAATCAGAATCGGCTGACGCCCGCCATGTATATTCTAGAAAAACAAGGGCGGGCGGGGAAAAGGAGAGCAAACCCCGCCCATAGGTACTATTATGTCTGCTCTCCGCAGACGAGGGAGGAAAAGTAGACATACCCTTCCAACCTATAGAACAGAATGGGTCTCTATGGCGGTGATGATGCGGTTTTGCGGCAGTCACTAATTATGACGTTACGTAAGTGCTTAATTACGCCATGTCCCCATATATTACTTACACCATGGGGTTCTTTTAAAAGAACTATCTATTAAAGAACTAGCTATTGAAGTTTTTTTTAAGGAGAAGTGAATATTAGTAGAAAAGATTTGCGCGGTTCCTAAAAACGTAAGTGCCTAATTTTGTATTTGACCAATGACTTAACAACTGGATTCTTTACTATCCCCCTTGCACTAAATCATAATTATGCAATGTCAACATATTGCTGTCCAAGAAAAACAAAGCGCCCGTCCAAAAGACCCCCGCATCAGAACTAGCGGAAGGCAGGTTTTTGGGGGGTCAGGAGACTTTTCCTTTTCCGGCGATTCGCTTTCTTGTCTGCTTGTACTACTACAATAGTACAACAGCATCAAGACTGGCTTTCATTTAACTAGGTACAACTGTTGCTAGAAATCAAGCAGAGTAGCATCCCCGCAAGACATAGCTTCCCCGGTAGGTAATGACATAACTTAACAGACGTGCTTAGGAGACCATGCCAGACACACCTATCGCTAGATTTAATGCACCCCCCAGCTAGCTAGATATGAGTGATAGAGTGAAACTACAGCCAATGAGCCTGAAGACATACAAGCGTACGCAGTGAAACTCCAATAGCGTATTGCTTCAAGTCTGGAATAGCACAAGCATTGCATGAGTAGATATCATTGCAGTGTAGCTAAGTTAAAAGCTATACACTCATTGCCAATGTGCGCTTAGTGGTAGCAGTTGCAGAAACAACTAATACCTATTGCGCGTAGCATAGCTGCTACCTATTCCAAGTGACTAGTATATTGCGTCACTGACAATTAAAGTTGATATTGAGTAAAGCGTAGAGGTTAAACGCGCGTTATAGCTAGCACTATAAAGCGCAATCAGTAAGGGTTAACACCTTACAAGCTGTAGCTATACAGCACCAATACGCAATAGCGCAATACGATATCATAAAACGACGTGTAGTGATTAAAAGCTAGCTACACGCAATCCAAGCAATACACAAGCGATAGAGTATAAAGCGAGTTAGAAACATAAGACTGTGTGCAATGGCAATTAAGGCAATGCTAGCACACGACAGTGTGAGCCTAGTACGTTTACACTGTACCCTGTATCTATACTACAGGATGTCTTAGAACGTCAAATAGCGCGCTTTCTACATACTCGGTATCGCTTTAACACTTGGACAGAATACAAGCGCACTAAGTTAATGGTAGTTGTTAGGTAGATAGTCAATGGCTATTAACACTGTGCGCACACATGGACAGTACGCGGGAACATTCAGACAGCGCGCACCTGCCAATGACCCTTAGGCGTGCGTGAGCATGCCTTCTTATATGACGCCGATTTATTCCTCTCCTTACTGTAGGCGCACATACCCGCGCGTATAGCGCACGGGCAGTGCTGACGCGGATATGTTGCCGCGATTGGAAAGTCTGCTGGTGTCTTTTATGTCGGGGCTATGTGGTATTCAGCAACTGACGCGCTATGGCAAGCAACCATAGCCGCGTCATGTGAACAGTCCAGTAACCGTGCGTGAGCATGCCCTGAACTGCTGACACGACGCGTAGTCGCAGCCATGGGAGCTGTGTAAACTCCCAACACAAGCACCACAGGAGGAACATCATGACTCAGAGAACTCAGATTAAGAACGTACTCGCGCAGGTCGCCACGCTCAACGCGCTCGTCGCGAAGCTCCAAGCCGCTCCAACCGCTTCCAAGGCCGCTTTCAAGGCGGTCGCAACCCGCAAGCCCGCAACTGCGCCCGCTCTCGCGCACATCGCGGAACTGCGCCTGAACGCGAAGTACAACGGGGTCGAACTCGTTTTCGACGGCAAGCCACAGGCCGAACTGCGTGATTCGATGAAGCTGAACGGGTTCCGGTTCAATTCGAAGTCCGTCTGCTGGTACGCTCGCGATACAGCCAAGGCGCGCACGTTCGCTCGCAAGGTCGTCGTCGTCCTCATGAACGCCACTTCTGAAGCACATCTGAAGGCGTTCGCCACCAAGTAAGGCGCGCCCGCTGGACAGTCAGACAGCAACCAAGCGGAGCTGTCACACAATCCACCATTCACAAAGCAAAACACCGGAGGTATCACCATGCCTAAAAATTATGCAATTATCACGATTGCAAATGCACATCCAGAAACCGTGCCCGTTACAGCCCGATTTCTCGGTGACGCAACGATGGCAAACATTGTCGAACTCTGCAACAGGGGCATTTATCGGAGCTGGTTCGACGAAGGCCATTCTGTCAGAGTCGAGTTCAACGTAACTGCGCCCGAACTACTCGGTCAAGCGGTCTGATATGAGCTGGATGACAGGGGACGCGTACGACGTTTTGGGGCACTACGACAACGACGTTATAGCCGGTCAACGGGATGTCGTGAACAGAGTGCGTTTCTTTGGAGGCAGGGACGACTATGCGCTGGATTATGCCCTTCTGACGTTCATGGAAACGGGCATTATTCCTGACAAAACCGACGCTGGCTGGAACATCGACAAAAAGCTGGCACGACGATATATCCGCAGCTACAACAAGTCCAGCGAAACTCTGAATATGAACTATCGGAGGCTTGTATGAACGCTTGCCAATATCTGCACAGAGGGACGTTTACAGTCGTCATCACGCCTCATGCGATTGAACGTCAATTCCAGAGGGACTTTGATGATGGCCACATTCTGCCTTGGAACACAATCGAAGCCGCACTGAAGTACGACAACCGCGACCAATTTGTACGAGTTCGTGGCTTCCAGATGTTCTGCAACAAGCGTTTCAATGTCGTCAGGAACCGTGAGGAAGTCGAAGTTATCTCCTTCTGTCCCGATGCTTGGCAGTATCCAAGCGATGTCTGCGTCTTGACAATCACATAGGAGGAACTATGGAAGCCACTATTCAAAGCAAGGTAGCTGGATTCAACCAGTACAATCAGTATTTCACAGTCACGTATTGGAATGAGGAATATGAGAACGTCAAGGATAGCAAAGTAATCGCAACATTCACCGATAAGTCAGACGCCACAATCCTATCAAAAGCACTGAATCGCAACTATCGCAAAGCAACAAACGGCGCTGGCAAAATTAAGTTCCAAGTGGAAGCAATTTACAAAGACGCAACAAAGGCATAGGAGGCTCTTATGACGAACGACGAGATAAACGACATCATAGACGCCCTGAACGAAGGAATTGCTCTCTGTTTTGTTCTTGAGGGAGCCAACATTCTCAAGGTGAAGGCGGTTAGCGTAGGAGACGAATTGCTGTATGCCAAGAACATACTCTACGACTCGCTGAACGGCAAATAGGAGGCCGATATGTTTGACACAATGCAGAAAGCCGTCATTTCCGCCGAATATGACAAGACATGGGAGGCAATCAGGCTCGGGAAGAAACACAAGGCGCAGTTCTGGTGTCTTGCCTATGGAACACTTGGAGGAATCTACGCCCTCATGACTGCGTCGCCAAAGACTATCTCGGAGCTGGACTACATCGCAATGCCACAGCCCGACGCAATCAGCGACCTCATGGACGAAGTATGGGAACGCTATTTTCTAGCAAACAACTACGAACTGCGGCTCCGTGATGGGAGCATAACGCCAACGCTATAAGGAGGTTCGAATGAAGAAACTCAGCAAGCAGAGGCAAACCGTGCTCGATATGGCTGCAAAACGCGAAGCGGAACTCCTACAAAGGGTCTGTCAAACAGAAAATTTGTGCGGAACGAACGACCCTCTCACATGCAGATACCGCGACAGTTGGTGGAAAGTCAAGAGGCTCCACACTGACCTTCTCGACGAACTTGGGATGCCCTAATGGCTGCAATGGTCTGGACGCCACCAACAATGTTCACATCGGCAGTCTGGGTAACCAAAGAAGCGCAAGACGCTCACGGTCTGGAGAGGCTTTACAATAGCGCCACAATCGAAGGACAGGCCAACATCGTCAAGATGACACCCATCCATGATACGGAGCACTATGCGATGGCATATGCACTTCTGAAGTTCATGCAACAGGGCTATTTTGCCTCCTTTACGGACGGTGGCGCGTCAATTGACCTCTGCAATGCTCGACGATATATCGTGGCGTTCAACTGTGCGTGTGAACTGAACGGAGTCCCTCATCGGAGGCTTGGATGAACGAACATTGGATTGAACCCGGCTTCAAGTTTCTTGACCTTGGCAACGAGATTTGCCGAGCGATTGATGACATTCTGGACAAACCGCAGGTCGTGACGCTTTGTGGAATGGAGCTGACCGTCAGAGTGGAGAAGAACACGACATATTTGGACAGGTAAAGGGGAGGAACCTATGGGACTGAAACAGTGGCAGGACAAGTTCAACGACATCTTCGGGAAGAACGAGCATGAGGATATCAACCACAACGGCTACAAGGTTGTGGAGCAGGACGGCAAGGTCTGGCGCGTACAGTCGCAACAGAAGAGGGCCAAATGAAAATCTCAACAAACGCACAGGTTGTCGGTGATTGGCTGAACGGACAGCCCTCACGTGCAGGCGCTCTGATAACGGATGGGGCAACCCTTTACTCCTACGCTCTGATAATCGGTTACACAGACGGCTTGAGGGGCAAGGTTGTCATCAACTACACGGTGGGCGGCAAGCAGTTCAAGAGCATGACAACCTCACGCCACGTGGGTTTTGCGGCAAAGTATGCCGACTGCGTCATCAACCCATGAAGACAATCGCCAAGGTTCAGGTCTCGCGCCTGTTGGAGAGCGACTTTGAGGAAATAGCCCTATTCGCGCATGAAGGTGACGCCTGTCTGTATGCTGACACGCTTGATAATACACGGTTCCATGCAATCAGAGTCCTTGTTCTGTCGCCATACACACACCATTGGAACGTAGTCTGGTTCAGGCCGCGTTCGTGGAACAGAAGTCGCGCGCTCCAATTGCAGAACGCATAGACAGCCGCCTTGGGGACTGTCACACATTCAACGGAGGCAGACATGACAAACGTCGATGAAGTGAGGCTGATAAAGTTCGAAGTATCCTGCAACCATCAGAACTTCACGCTCTATGCAACTGACAGCAAAGACGCCATCAAGCAGACCTTGCGCGCCTTTGGTATCAAGTTGACGACTAATGGCGACACCGTTGTCGTCCGTCCGGCGAAGTAAGGAGGCAATCATGGAAGGCGAACTCGTCTTCAAGTGCACTAAGACCTATTGGGGCGGCGAGTATGAAGAGAGCTACACCGTCCAAGTGGAATCGGTGATTGTCGAAGGCGGCGAAGTCAGCTTTATCGGAATTGACAGTAACGGTCAGAAGAAGGACTTCAATCTGAAACCGATAGCGCGCAAGTACGAGTTTTCAAGCAGTTCTGCAGACTAGAGGCTTGTGCAACTCATCCGTTCGGTTATTCCCCTATAGGGAGGGAGACATGGAACTGAAACTCGGCAAGGCGGCACAACTCTGGACGACTGAAGATATAGCAAAGTACAACCTCATAAGGTTTGCTCTCAATGCGGCGTTGAACGATGACAAAACGCAATTTGAACAAGCAGACCATCTGATAGAAGCTGGCAGAGCCATCCTCGACTTGGCACAATCCGTCAACGATGCAATCGGGAGGACGCTATGAACGAAGCCATCAATCTGTCAGTCAGACACGCCAAACTCGACGAAACGTTTATCGGCTTTCCTATCAGCCAAGCAACCATGAAAGAAGACGATGTCGCCAATGCCATGAATAAGTTCGTTTGGGCGGCTGAACAGCATCTTCACTCGGAGTGGGTCAGTCGCTGGAACGATGCCTTCGCAGAATGGGCGACAGACTTTGAAGAAGGCGACAGTTACTCGTCGACCGACCTCAATGAGACCCTATGGAACCTGTTTGAGGAAATAGCGCCCGAAGGAACGTACTATGGCTCGTCCGAAGGAGACGGAGCCGATTTCTCTTTCTGGAAGAACGAGAACGACTACTAGGCAACACATCCTGCAACAAAGGAGCTGACATGAGCAAAATACCTTCCAAGATGTTCGACTACGCCGATAGGCGCGAGATTGAACCAATCGTATCGAAACTGAAGTGGTACAGGAAGGGTGACAAGGAACTTGGAAAGAACCTTGACCTTGAGTTCGCAATGTTCATGTACTCGCCTGTGCAGGGCTATGGATGGCAGGACTATCAAGACCACACAGCCGACAGCGTTGAGAAGCTGAAAAAGCTGGTTGTAGACAACATATTGAAGGAAAGCCCCTACGGAAACAGCACCTGCGGACAGCGCGGCAATTGGTACGACAGCAACGGCGCGCCCGCTGTGGCGATGCTTGTCGGCGGCTATCGCGGTGGCGTTGACGCACATCTAGTGTTCACATCCGGCAAGACCGCCTTTGGACACGCAACGCACAAGGCGGCGCGATGACATTCTATGCCTGTGAAGTAGACGCCAATGGAGAGGAGAAACGGCATGAATAGCATATGCAGAGCCTATGCAGAATATTCCACTGCGGAAGTAAAGCAGGGTACATGGTTTACGGGTGACAAGTTTCACGGTGCGCTTGGCCGTTTGTGTCAGAAGGCACAAAAGACAGGCAAGCTACAGTACATGTACGCCATTGGTGGAAAGTATCTTGTAACGGCGCTGGAACATGAGACAGAAGCAGGGGATGACCACGGCACAGGTGAGCATTGCCTGATTGCACGGCCTATGACTGACAGGGTAATTGTATCGGAATACTTTGCAGAGTTTCCATTAGTAGGGGAACGACCCTTAGAAGTTCAATAGAACGTCCTCAGATGAAGAAAGGAGATGACATGGAATACACAACAGTCTCGTTCGGAAGATGCAAGGGACACTGTTTCGTAGCAGATGACAACAGCAGAATCGTCCATGTCGGCGCGCACACGGCGATTGTCGGAAAGGTGGTCAACAGCGAGATTTCAGAAAACATGAAGAACATCGTCCTGCCGGAGTATCCATGCGTCATGGAGTTCATAGACGATGTCGAAATACGTACCAGCATCATGAACGCGATGGCTGTCTTGAACGAGAAAATCCTCCATGACTTGTTCTATAAAGAATGTTCTCTGTACGAGGGCGAATGGGACAAATCTCGGTCAGACACGTTCGTTTATGCGGCTATTAGAGACGAGCTCGTAGCAGAAAGGAGATAGACATGAATGACAGTTTAACTGGAATGTCTCGGGACGAAGTGCAGATGTTGGGAGCAGACGCTTTCCTCAGTGGCGAACTTCTCTCCGACAACCCCTATCAAGTGTCCAAGTATGACATCCCGACAGGCGACGTACACGGTATGAGAAAGGCAATCAAGATAGCATGGAATACTTGGAAAATGGGATATCTCGCAATGAAGTCCGAAACAGAGTTACAGAAGGCGAGGAAGACAACATGAGCAGCCACACAATCGACTGTATCGGACTTGGAAAGGACAGGGACGGTCGCAGGACAATCTATGAAGCGCAGAACCGCACAGAGGTCATGCAGGAGAGGAACAGAGCCGCCAAAACGGGAGACATAATCCTTGAATGGTACGCACAGACAAGCGCAGGGGTGCGCGTACTCGGTTCAGTCTGCTCGGGGGTGTGGGTGCACGTCATGGACTCTTTTGTCCCAAGCGTCCACATGGTCACATGTCCTATCTGTGAAGGGGATGGACACAACGGCAAATACTTTTGTCCTGTATGTCATGGTAGCGGCATCAGCCGTTCAGGAAATGAGAAACATTGGATGGCTTGGCAACTGGATAGCATGAGGGCAGAGAGGGCTAAGGTGGAAAATCATGGCACGCTTTAGAGCTTCGGTTCTTGGAAATAAGGGCGAAACAAGTCGGCTTGGTGGTCAGCAATCCGGCATCACGACGATAGCCGCTGGTTGGAACACGGCGGTCAAAGTTGTAGCTCGGACAATTACCCTTCCAGACGAGAACGGAAAACCCGTCTTGCGAGACTTGTTTGAGGTCTTTATGGTCAACGTCAAAACCAGCAAGGACACGGCTCTTGTTGATGTGCAAGAGGACGGCGAGATAGGCGATGCTCCAAGGGTTATCTACTACGACGACTAACGGAAACAACAGACAGCCCGACCAACTCAACTGAGCGTCGGTTGTCATAGGAGTTATCATGAGCAATCCAACAGTCAAGGTTGAAGTCAAAGGCGACATGCTGGTCATTTCTCTGCCAATCGACAAGAACCCTCAGCTCTCTGCTTCTCAGAAGAACCGCACCATCGCTTCTACGCGCGGCAACATGGCAACAGGCATTGACTTCAACGGCAAGGAAATCACCATCGGCGTCAACGCTTACATCAAGGCGTAATTGTGAGGAAAGAGTTTAGACTCGCCATTTTGGTGGCCATTCTTGTCCTCCTTGTTCTCAATAGTATCGGACTGGTATATCTGAACAACAAAAGGATAGCCGACGAACAATATCGGTTCGCAGTGAGTGGGGCTCTGAACGAGTTCATACAACATCAGACTACGGTCAATGACGCTCAGACTAAAGTCAATATCACTCAGAGTGGGTTCAATAACGCTCAGTGTGAGTTCAATTTCGCTCAGGTTTCTTTCGATAACGCTCTTTCACACTAATCCCCTGTTCCATATCCTGCACCGAAGGAGTAAACAATGGAGAACTCGCGTCACATGAACTTCTTTCAATGGCTGTGTATCGTCTTCAATTGGGCAAGCGAGACGGACAAACTGAAGGCAACATACTATCCAGACGACAAATTTCCGGGAGAGCCGCGCGAGTACACGGAAGGGTTGTCTGACTTCCTTGACCTTGCCGCCGACCAGTATGCTCGTCTCATGGTATACGGATATGCCGACAACAAACGCTTCGGAAAGAAACGCTTCAACCACGAACGCGACTACTTCGCCGTGGCTGTTCTCCGCTTGCTTACCGAGTTCTCTCCTGTCTATTCAAATCTCACGATTCGCTTGCGGTACTTTGATAGTCCGTGGGTAGACCTGCGGGTAGACGGACACGAATGGAGCTTCGGCAAAGAGTTTCCAGACGATACAAAAGACACCTACCACGAAACCCCTTGGGGCATCGAGTACACGAACTGGAACGAGTGGTTGGGAATGACCGTTGACCACGAGTTTTTCGAGATGTCTGCTGATATTATTCTTGCTCATGTCGTGTGGGAAATGACCTACAACGGGATGCCGGGCACAAAGGAATACGAGTCGCGCATGAAGTGGCTCAACGAATCCGGCGAACCGAAGAGCTGCGATGGAATACCTCTCTCGTATCCCGACAAACCAGAGGAGGGCGCACAATGAACAAGTCCGAAATCTTGAAACGCCTGAAGGAGGCTCGCTCTGACCTTGTACCCGAACTCAAGGCGGAGTTTAAGAACGCGGAGTTTTTGCCAGAGAAGCGCATGTTAGTGTCCACGAGGGGAAACGTGCTAGTCATCGAGCTTGGAATGAATGGGGCGACGTTCAAGGCAAAATCTGAGTTCGAGGGGGGTGTGTGATGAGCAAATGTCCACTTTGCAAGCACGAAGTCATCCCCTGCGTTGTGCAAGAAGTGGTCTCACAAACAAACTATGAAGCAACGCTCGACGAAGGCGGCTTCCTTATCGCAGACACATCACACCCGCGCAGGATATGGGATTCGAAAAGGTACTACGAACGGTACTTCTGCCCCGACTGCCAGAAGCCGCTGACAGAAAAACAGGTAGAAACAATGCTGACCGAGCCAGCACACACATATCTATTTGAGGAACTCGCGCCACATGCACAGGCAAAAGTCATTGGGCGCTACCGTAAGATATTTGGAGAGAACCCCGAAGATAAAGACTTAGGAACTATCGGAAGAACGCCCGACTACATTATTGTCGAGATAATACACACTGAACCAGAGGCTCGGTTCTATGCAGACGGTACATTAGAGAAGGAGCGCGACTAATGGAGCAGAGCGAGTTTAATAAGGTATGGAATCATGTCGAGTACGCCGTTTATCTGTCACTTGAAGACGCAAGAGACAGCGCTCTCAATGGCATGGACGTCGATACGAATGCTCTTACAGCAGACATCATGGTAGCCGTTGGTAAACTTGTAAAGTACGTCAAGGAGGGTGCCAAATGAGCAAAGAGGTATTTGCACTGGAAGAGCTTTCACCTTCCGTACAAGCGGAAACGATTGACCGCTTTCGTGAGATGTTTGCTGAGAGTATAGACGACGAAACAGATGCCGACACCATTATGAACAAGTGTTCTGACGGCGAAATTATCGAGATGATGAACAACGCGCCGTATCGCCTGTTCTTCTCAGATGGCACGACAGCCGACTAAGGAGAGTGGATATGAAGTGGGGGGAGAAATGGGACGAGGAAGCGTT